CGACGGACTGATGATATTCGGTGACGTACTGAAGCCATAACCGTCGATGCTGGCCATCGGACGGCGACAGCCCTGTGCGGCATGGGCTTCACTTTCAAGGATGACAGCTGCTGCACCACCCGACGGCACCAGTCCATCGCGTGACACGTCAAATGGGCGTGAGGCCGCTGCTGGGTCATCGGTGCGGCGACTGAATACACCGAGTGCGTCAAAGGACGTATAGGCATGTAGTCCTACCTCCTGGGCACCCACAACGATACAGCAGTCAAGAATGCCACTCTTGATGAGCGAGTGAGCCAGTCCGATGGCATGGCCACCACCTGCACAGGCAGCAGAGACGGTCAGCGTCAGTCCACCGATGCCAAAGATGGAAGCCAGCGACATCGACACGGTACTGTTCAATGTGCGGAACACCATGCCTGCACCCAAATGACGGCTGTCATGGTGCAGTTGCATGATTTCCTCTGTCTCTGCCAGGGCATTAGCCGTACTGTCATTGCTGACTATCAGGCCACAGTGATGCAGGTCGGTGATACCACTCTGAGCGAGGGCCTGCTTTACCGCCATGTAAGCATATTCGGCAGGCTCTCCCATACAGGTACGCTGGGCACGTTTCAAATGCTCTGCCTTCAGGTCAGGACGGAGCACCATACCCGTGAGTGGCGACTGGTAGCCGTATTCTGTACGGCGATAGTCCGTGCCAATGCCGGCGCAACGAGTGCGCAACGACTGTTCCACCGTATGCGCGTCTTCGCCGATGCACGACCAGATGCCCATGCCTGTGATTACTGTGCGCATAGCTCTGGTTTTACTTCACGAATAAAGTTTATCAGGTCACGAATGGTCTTGGTGTTCTTTGCATCGGCCATGTCGAGTTTGATGTCAAAGGCGGTCTCTACACCCATAATCAGATCTACGAGGTCGAGCGATTCCAAGTCCAGGTCTTCGGCAAAGTTATCGTCGATGGTGACGGAATCACGCGGTGGCATGTTGTCGAAACGAGCCTCCATCACGTCAAGTATTCTATTGAATAATTCGTTTTCAGTCATAGACACTACTCTTTTTCGGTATTCTTTTTGGCCTCTTGAACGGCAGCTTTCACTTCCTCCCAGGATGCCATATCAAACAATCGGGTTTCGGGGTTATACTCACCAACGAAGGTGATTTCAGCCTGTGCGTCGCCACTGGCATTATCGGCAATGATATAGAAATCAAACGCCTCGATGGGAGGCAGTGCCACACCATCCTTATTGATACCGTCACGCACAGCACGACGAATACGGTCCAGTTCGCCTGGCTTCACCTTGATACCACTGGCCACGCGCTCTGCCACAGCCTTACGCTGCAAGTCGAGCACATACTGATCCCACTGCTGCTGTTGCAGGCAGAATACATGATACAGATAGACATTGTTCAGGAAGTTTCGCCATGCTTCAGCACCACGCGACAGCATGACCATGGCCAATGGCTGTGCAATAAACAGGCGACGGTCTTTCAGTTCCCAAATGAGCATGTGGCTCTTTGTCAACTGTTCAATGTGACCAAATACTCGGCTGGTCTGACGCAGCTCCTTTTTCTTTTTCTTAGCGGCGCGATATTCACGCCATTTCTTAAAAATGTTCATTACTCTTATTGTTTTTGGTTATTATGAGTATCTGCTGGCAGAAACAGCAGACACACTACAGGGTCAAGTCAATGGCACCGAGGCCACTAAATGTACGATAGATCTGAGCATTCACCTCACGTCCGTAATAGTCTTCGAGATAGCGTTGCATACGCCCTTCAAGGTGGCGGGCTTCCATCATTATAGAGAATGGTCGATGTGTGTCACCATCCCTTGCGCTCCATATCGTGACATATCGACGGCTGTAATGAGCCTTACGCGCACGGTCCACCGTCTCGATAGGCTTACCGCCGGCAGTACCCATGTCAACGAAGCGCAGGTAGTGGTTGAACTCAATACGGATGGTCTCGTTGCCCTGTGCGGCAGACATCACTTCATACTGAAACGACTTCAAACCCTCACCAGTAGCAAACCAATCCTTACCACCTCTCATGGCACGAGCCTTACGGATAGCGTTTATCTTGGCAAAGCCAGGATAGATCTCATAAGGCCAAACGTGCTGAGTACGAAAGCCCTGTTCCATTGCCTGCACAGACTGGCGGGCAAAGGAACGGAGCACCACATTGATGGGGCGACGGGGCTTTTCTATCTGGACGGCCATTATTCAGCGGTTTTTTCACCTTCAGAAACGGTATCTTCACCCGAAGCGGATGCTTCGGGCACGGGGGCTTCAGCAGATGGTGTTTCTTCGGCTTTCTTGCCCTTCTTATCCTTTTTACGGGAAGCAGTGCGCAGGAGAGAGAGGGCACTGGCAGTAAGCATGTCGATTTGCTCCTGGTCATTGCCGCAATAGGTGACATACTGATAATGTCCAGGTGTGACGATGGGGAGCAAGGCACCCTGTACCACCACCGTTTTCTTCTCTCCAGTGATAATCAGCAACGGCTCCACTACTGAGGTGTGGTTACTGATGGTCATCGGCAATTCGGCAGGCAGTTCGTTCTTTACCAACTCTGCCTGATCGGTAGCCGTCAGCACTTTCAGTTCCTTCAGCCATCCACGCTGATGCAACCAACGGAGATAGCGCAAGTGTGCAATGTCGATTGATGGCGTAATGACTGTGACGGTGATAGCATCACCAGCGAGACAGCCGACAGCCTTCATCAGCTTATCAAAGGTTACATCGCCATTGGTCTGCCAGGTGGCGAGAGCATGTTCACGAAGCAGTCGAGGCAGGGTGTTCTCGATACAGCACGGTTCTTGAATAGAGCTTGTCATAATCTTAATTTTTTAGGGGCCGCTGTGACAGCAGCATGAAACAACAAATTTTTATCACTGCAAATATAGGGGAAATGGGGGAAAAGGTAGGGACAAAAAAAAGCCATGCCAACTCGTAGCATGGCTTTGCTGCTGAATTGCAGCGGGGTAATGAACACGAAATTTACATTTGTACCGCGTTATCAATCGTCAGGGATCCATAGCTGGCAGTGACGATAAAGTTCACGATGGAACCGCTACCCCATGTCGGGGGCATGTCATCGTTAGTAATCGTGATGATACGAGTCTTGGGAATAGCAGGCCAGTGGGCGTTAGGCCACCCCTGATCAGACTGCTTATCGGCTGCACTACGGGTGTCGGTCTCTTCACCATAATTGCCGGTGTAACGCTCCCACGACCAATCGCTATCTGTCAACTGGTCGGTGATGTCATAGTTGCCACACAGCAGATGCGGGTCGAGATAGAGATTAACAGCACCAGGATATTGCGCTGCTGATGTGATTCGGTGCCCTGCACGGTCGTAGAAGCATATCTGAAGGTCGTTGGCACCATACACCATCTTCCAGTAGGTCGATGTGGGGTGTGGCTCGTTATTCTGACTGCTGGCAGCATAGAGATACCACTTACAGCCGTTATGTGTGACGGTGGGGTAGAGTCGGGGAGTGCGCTCATAGAGCATTGCAGCATCCCACGCTCCTAAGAAAATCTCCTGGGCATAGGCACGGGAGAGAACAAACGACGCGCTGGTTGTATAGGTGTCATAGCCACCCTGCCCATCGCTTACCTGACGTGTGGCGGCCACCACATAGACAGCACCACCTTCAGGCACATCAGCAAACTGGAAATAGAGAGCCGACGGGATGCCGCTGGGGTATTGTGTGGCCATGGCCTGATTCCATGCCGTATCAGCAGCCGCATTGCCGCTTTGTCTGGTAATGCTCATCGTATAGCCACTGCTAATGACGTTACCCTCTACATCCTTCAGGATGAAGTCGGCGCGTTGCTGTTCGCCATCGGCAATGGTGCCATCAGGACGTGACAGTTTGATGTCGATACGGTCAGAGAATCTCGTAAACTGGTCGAGCACACCATAGATATGCGCATCCTTAGTGACGAAGCCCTCGCCGTTGAACTCCTTACGATATACTACCTGTTGGTTTTCGTCCAGTTGCAGCATGGCAAAGCCGGTCAAGTCACCCCAGCCACCCATAAAGCAATGCTCTTCCCATTCCCAGGTGTTTACACCCTCAAAACGGGCCATATAGGACGTAGTATAGATAAAGAACTTCTGACGCTCTGGATGATCCACGCCAAAGAAGCCAGAGACAGACAGCACACTCCACTGTTCGGGAGCAGGCGACCAAGTGACAGGATTCGTATTGAACTGACGCATGGCCACCGTTACGAGGCCATTTTCACGAATCTTATCACCTTCCTGTGCCACATATTGCGCATCCTGTGCGATATACTCAACAACATCATTGGTGACACGCTCAACGACATTGGCCACGGCTGTTACGCGGCAGTAGATAGACTGGAATCCTGCACGTTGAATATTACCCTTGCGGTCATCGCTGTTGGTAGTGGCATTCTTTGTACCATCCATGTTGTGCCAGAAACCACGCAGGATATCATTCACTATAAACTCACCTGGTTCGCCATCGTTCAAATCGAGCACGAACTGGCATGTATGGTTGGTGTCATCAGTGCTAATAATCTCCTTGATACGTCCCTTACCGGCAGAGTCCCAGCGGGTGCCTGAAAGCACCTCAATCTGGTTGTATTTGATGATTGGTACCGACAGCGATTCCGACAGTTCCAACGAGCGGGCAATAATGGTGCCGTCTGGCAGCATCTTCATGCCGGTGCGCGAGCCGATTCCTACCTGAATATCCTTCTCATAATCGCCAATGGTGACAGAGCGTTTCAGTACCGTTTCACCCTTAACGAGTATGGAGTTGTTGAAGGTGATGTCGCCATTTGCGGTGTCATCGTGAGTACGCGAGAGATATTGCGTCTTAGCGTAAGCAGGAGTCACCAGTTTATCGTTGGCATTGGCATCGGCCACCGTCTCAGGATTAGCCACGCCATTGATGGTATGGCCGTGAAGTACCAGCTGAGTGATAGAGGCCCAGGAAGCCGTCAGTTTCTCAAATACAGCCTCACTGATGGTCTTCAGGAACTTCACCATGTCGGTAGTAGCGATATACTCCCACCAGGTGCCTTCACCACCACTGGCAATCGCTTCATCAGAAGCCAGCGTACCCGTATCTACTACCTGAGTCCAGACACGATCCTGTGCCACACCATTCACACGAGAGGCTGAGATAATGCCTCGCGTCCAGATGTAGTAGTAATCGGTGGAACCTACCTGTGTACCTCCCTCATTACATCCGTAGATATCCAACTCTTCAGACGGCCATACCACCTGTGCGGGAATGTCGGCGGCATTGCTCTTCGGAATGGCAATATAGACATAGCGGGGATCATCATCATGGAAGACAGTAGGCGACGCTATCAGCGTCCATCTGCGATAGTTATGGCCATTATCAAATCCCAGCCCGTCGATGCCACGCATGTAGCACATCACCATGCTACCTGACGAACAGTTAGCATGGATGTAGTTACGATCACCAGCGGCATTGAGTTGAACAAACAGAGCACTGGATGAAAACCAATAATCGGATGGACGGGCGACTGTCATATTGTATATTTATGAGTTAGGGGTTATCACCCGAAGCAGGTGCTTCAGGAACGGTAGTTTCACCCGACGAAGAGCCATCGGGCACAGTGGTTTCTTCAGAGACAGGGAGGTGATACTTTTCCTTATTGATACAGCCGATGGCAGGGAGTGGCTGGTCCTGGTCAATAGACAGCTCCATCAAGTGCCATTCAGCATACTTAACCGGCAGACTGCCCCACTCGCATTTATCGAGCGAGAGGCCACGAAGCGACAGCATCGTAGGGGTGTCGTAGGTCTCACCCGTAATAGGACAGCGGCCATAGTGTTTTAGATCACGGAGATACTGAATGAGATCCTGCACCATTTCATCCATCAATAGCTGCTGGTCAGTGCCCAGCTCATCATCCTGCTTGGCATTCTTAGCCAGCGAGCGCGTCTTGGCACGGGACATGAAATAGATGGTGTGTCGATAGTTCACAACCTTAGTAGAGTTCATTTCAGCATCTACCAGGACCGAATAGGCCATACATGGCGACTTTGCCGTGTTCTGATTACGCACAAACTCCGAATCCTGATTGATGGTCTTGATTTCGTAGTATGCCTTATCCTTAGAGCCACGTTTCGGGTCATGCGATATGGGCTTGTATAACTGTGCCCACTTTTCGAGGATAGTAGAGAGATTGCTGGTCATAACTAATCGAGGGCAGGGGTTACAAACATGACAGAGCCAGAGGCATTGTTTTCAAACTCCGGCGTGTATTCACCCGAAGCCGATGCTTCAGGCTCAGTGGCGGGAGCCACATAGAGGGGAGAGGTCTTAAAGGCTTTCAACAGGTCGCCTTCCATGTCGGGCTGATGCGTTTGCAGGTAGCTGGAGAGGTCGGAAGTCAACTGCACGGCCTCGTTATGTGCCGTCTCACGTCTTGGATCGCCCACTTTTATCTGCATAGTGCGCGATTCCAGGTGACGGGCCATAGCCTTACGCAAACGGTGGATGATACGCTTCAAAAGGCGGTCATCAGTGCCCTTGATTGCTGTTTCAACGAGATAGTCCATCAGATCCTCGCCGATAATAGGAGTCAGAATATCCTCCTGGATAAAACACAGGTCAGGCAGCATGAGAATAAACTTCTCACGCGAGCCGTAGATGTCGAGATATTCCTGAAGGATGGTAGCCGACGGGATAGCCAGACTTGCAGCGAGGAAGAAATAGCGAGAGGTACGCCAATAATCAGTAATCTCCTTTTTCTCAGCGTTAGAGCTTTCTGGCTCAATGGCGGCTGGGTCGAGCGCATTCACCTCCTGCGTCCACTCTTCGAGTGTCACGAGCAAGGCATTGATAGCAGCGTGAGACTCCTTGATGCAGCTCTGCTTATAGGCATTGATGGTGGCAGGATCGACTTTCTGGTAGTCATCTGCCACACCGATATTGATACCTGCACCATTGACACTGATAGCCTGCTGGTCAATAGCACGACCGAGCGCATCAAAGGTGATGATACGCTGTGCCAGGGTCAGCAGACGGGCGTAAGGGGGTAGGGGAGTACCGGCTACAATCTGTCCGATATACTCCGCAATAGCACCATCGCCATCGCGCAATGACTGATAATATTCCACCAACGACTGATGGAGCTGTGCGCCGAGTTTATCCTTTAGGAAGTCCTGCTCAGACGAATCAAAAAAACCTGCCATCGTCTCGATGTTGTCGATAGCGTTAGAGGGCGAATAAAGCCTCAGTTCTTCGGGGGATGAGATAAGCATAGCGAACAAATATTAAGGCTGTGACGATGCCACAGCATAGGTGACATTATTCTTTTGTGGACTCTTTGATAGCTTTCTTGTGCTTTTTAGCCTTGTTAGGTTTGATAGCAGCCTCCAGTTCCTCTTCGTCGATGTCAATGTGACGTGCAACCTTAGAGGTGACAATCTTTTGGACGGCTCTTGCCCATGCAGAACCATTGCAGGATGATTCGTTTTCGAGGATGCTAACCATGGTGCAAAGGATGAAGATGGCAGCCACATACTGACCGAGGTGTAAGCCTCCGAGGTGGCCGAGCAAATGCTTATCAACACCTTCAGCAAGCAGAATGCAGAACCAGACAATCGCCAGGTCACTAACCATCTTAAACATGTGAGCCGATTTCAGTTTACCATCGGCTTTACTTTTCGGGAATGTGGCTTTGATGCGTCGGTTTAGTCGCCAGGCTGTCAGACAGTCTATTAACACGGCAAACACACACAACAGGGCATAGGGGAGCGTTGGTTCCAACCATGCCCATACAATTCCCAAGGCGACTGCAACGAGACGTGGGATAGAGCAGAAAAAGCTCTGAAAGAATGAGATAATCTGGTTCATATCGTTATTATTTTGTTTGATTATTGTTTTATATTGCGAGGGCAGCCAGGGGCGAACCATTGAGGTCGAGACGGACAGAGAACTGTACTTCGTAGAAAGATCCGTTAGTACGGTCGATGCCCTCTACGGTCTCTTCCGGCACGATATGGCAACCGAGCCAGTTGTTTCCTATCTTAATCCAAGCGAACTTAGCCATCAGGAACTCATGGATAAACCACGAATGCCATGCTTCATCGAGGGGACCAGAAGACATCTTCCATGTCTCATAGTCGTTTTTCTTTGTCACCAGGCCACGCGAGAACGAGCCAAAGGTTTCTTGTATGGCACGAATGTATGACTCTTGCGTTACATTCGTCTCAGTGGTCTTGAATGAGCGCACACTGATTGATTCGAGACAGCCCAAACCATTGACAAAGCGGAACTGGTAGCGGTCGGTCTGTCCGGCGGCCACAGCATACACCTGACGGCCATTGATGGTTTGCAGGCCAGGCGTTGTAATACTGACCACCGATGACGTAGGCCCCGTAGTGATACTACCCTCACTGATAGCCGTTGCAAACGACTGAGGGCATACCATTGTCTCGCCTACGGCCACCACTTCGGGTGTAGTGTTGGGCTTACGGGTAAAGTGCTGTGCCAGTTTACTGCCACCACTGAGGATGCGCTCCAGGTCAGAGTAGGCACCAAAAATGGCTTTGTGGCCGTTGCTGGTCACGACACCCACATTATCATGCACTTCACCATTCTGCATATACTCATCACAGGCCGACAGGTCATAGACGATATAGGGATAGGCAGCAGGAGGCGTAGCAGTGTACTCATAGCTATCAGCCACGGCACGGAGAGCAGACGAAACATCGAAGTACAGGGTTTCGCCACTCTCAGCAGGTGAGGATAGCGTCAGGTCAGTATAGTTGCCACCATAGATGCCGGCATGTACGGTGAGCTTTACACGATGGAAAGCACACTCGCCACTGATGACGGCAGCCTGCACCTTGAACGTGATTGGAGAGCCAACCAACGGTGATGCGCCTTGTATGAGTAATCCTTGTGCCATGGTTATTCGGGTTTGTCCTGAGTTGTTACACCTGATTTAGAGCGGTCGAGCGTAGTCATCACCTCGCGGTCGATCTCCCAACAGAGGTTTTCGTCCCATTCGTTGAAATGCGACACCACATCGAGCGTCTTCAGCATGACGTTCTGGATGGGCGATTTCAGGATGAGACGCAACAGATAACGCTCACGGATGTCCGTACCGCCATTACTGCCCACCAAAGCCATTGGTGACGAACCAAGCAGGCGGGCATCCAGTCCAAGAGCCATGAAGACGATGGATGAGATCTCAGCCGTCTCTTTCTCGTTGGCATCGGCCACAGACTTGCTGGCACTCTCAATCTCCACTATCTCAAAGCTCTTGTGTTCCTCGCCATCCGTACCCATGAAGGTAAAGGCTAAGAGCGACTGACCGGCATTGTCACGGTTGGATAGCCACTGATTGATTTGCGTATAGAGTTTATCGCGTATCTCTGCCTGCTTCTTTCTATCAGACTGTGCTTTCTTCTGAATGAAGAGTTGCTGCATATAATCGTTGTGCAGGTAGATGATACGGCCAATGATATTGCTATTCTTCTTACGATTGTAGCGGTCACTGATAATCGTTGAAAGATACTCGTAGATATCACCACCAAAGATGGAATGCCAGGCAGGAGTCGGATAATACGGACGGCCAGCAGTGGGATTGAACGTAGGCAGCACGAAGCGTGTAGGACGTTTATTGACCGATACGTTCTTTTCCTTGGCCTCCCAAACCACCTCTTGCAGAGAAGTCAGCGGTGAAGCCGGATTAAGGGCATGAATGGCATTGATGGGCGCGTTCTGGTCGCCTCCCTGATCGAGCCATGGCTTATCCAGCCAACGATTCGAGCAGTACACATAATTGATACGCCCGTATTGATCCATTCGCTCCAATCTGGTCGTATGGCAACTACGGTATGACAATCCTGTAATGGCTGGGGTCCAATCTTTCGTCTCTACATCCTTATTATTTTTATCGAGTTGTCGTTGGTTCAACTGCAATTCAGGGAATGAAATATTAAACATCACCTGATCGAGCGACACAGCAAGCCATGTCTGAGCGAGGTTGTTACGCTCCAAGAAATCCTTTACCTTTGGCCATGTATCATTCCATTTCTTCAGAGCCTTTTGCAGATCCTCAATCTGTTCATTGATTGATTTGCAAAGGCTATCAAATACCTGGTTAGCGGAAGCCGATGGAGCTGCTGGTGCTGTTGGTGCTTCTGAGCCTTCACCAGCGGAGAAACCGCTTGGCACACTGGTATCATTGCCATTATGCTCTGAGTGGAGTTTCAGCAGCTCACGCTGGAGGTCGATGATACGGCCACGGAGCCATTTGCCAGCATCCTTATAGCGTATCTTCGTGGTGGTGATGTTACCACCCACATATTGAGCCACGTCAAATTTCGGCTGGGGACCGAGACCAGTCACGAGCATCTGATTGAACTCAACACCAGCAGCTGTGTAGGGCAACATGTTTGTGAGCAAGGCCACAAGGTTAGGCAATGTGTTGCCCAATCCCCACTCAATATAGCCCAAGTCCTTTGTACCTTTGTCGGAAACGCCCGTTTTCACCTCATTACCACTACTGAAGTAGAGGGTAGGGATGGACTTACGCTGTGCGCGTCCATTCTCAGAGGCACCAGAGCGCAGTTGTGCGCCGATAAAGTCACTCCACGACTCACGCGGACCATCCATGTTAAGATAGTTGTTTTCGCTGGGCAAAAGGATGGAATAACCCATCTTGCGCAGCTGCTCTGCACGGTGTCGCAACTGTTCTGGTCCTTTGACCGTCTGGATGAAAGCGTCTTTTTTCTTTGCCATAATAATAAGCGTTTATTTTTGGCAAAGATAGCGATAGAACGGAAAAAGGTAGGGACAAAAGAAAAACCCGCTGGCGAACCAGCGGGCACAAAGACTAATAGACGTAGAACTCTACTTCGAGACCGTTCAAGCCGTCTTTTGCTGAGACGTTGTAGGACAGTTTATTGATGAATCCTACCAGGCCATTGATACGGAAGCGGCGCGTCCAGTGATTTGGAACGTCGGCCACCTGTGCGGCAGAGCACTCTATCTGAATGCGGTACTTGCGACGTTTCAGGATGAAGTTGCAGTATTCCGACATGAAGGTGTCGAAAAGTCCACGCGATTTGATTTTCTTCTCGATGACTCCCGTCTGTGAATTGATGACATCAGGATCCACAAGCGGCCCGTCAGCCCATTCAGGCTGCACCCATGAGCGTATTTTGAGCGAGAAGCGTTCACCACCACCGATGCCAGGCTGCACACCGTTGTAGTCGTACTCATTACCCCACATGTCGATAGAGTCAGACGTGAGAGCATAAAGGCCGGCGACAGTACGCCACTTCGAGTTTCCAAATCCATCGTAGTTAAAATCGTAGGTCTGAATGGTCGCATTGGTGCCACCACCCCGCATAATAGCGATAGCAAGTCCCCAATCAATAGACTGTAACGGGCTGTTGCCATCGTCTGTGTCGCTGGGGTCGTAATTTTCTATCAACTCCAGCTGCTCTTCAGCATAGCACTCAACGAAATCGGAACCGATGCTCTCCTTGATGATCTGTTTGATGAACTCATGTTCCATATCTTCGTCGATGTATGCAGCCAGAATAGGCTCCATGCGGTCGGTATTCAATGATACCGTGTTTCCGCTACCATCATTATGCGTACCACTGGCCTGTGCAATCTCAGTCTGGTAGTTGACATCGTTAAACTCCATCGGCTGAAAATCGCTGACGATTTCCTCCACGAAGTCCTTATTTAACTCAGAGCAATCGCCCAGCTCTACGCCCTTGAACTGACCCACCTCAAAGAGAGCCGGTTTCCAATCCGATGAGCTTGTTGCTTCGCCGTTGACCTTGATACGGTATTTGTTTCCAGTTGCACGGTCAATATAACACGTCTTATCGCGTTCACCACCAGACTGCTTGGGCGCACGAAAAATCTCTTCGTAGTGTTTATTGGTGACAGTCGATTTCTGAGGATAGTCGATATAGTCATAGGACGTATCATAATCCTTCTTACCCTGTTTCACGTTACTACGCTGCTCCTTTGCATCGCTTTCGCTGCTATACTTCATGCTGACACCCGTAATCTTCTCGGCAATCTTTTTCATGGAGATTACGCGGCCTGGAAAGTCGATAGGATCCTGCTGGTCACGGAACACGTCACGGGCAAAGTAGGCACGGACATGTTTCTTCTCGTAATTATACTCAAACTTGATACCAAACGAGGCCCAGAGCGAATCCAGCACCGTCTTCACTGCTTCGTCGGGGAAGTTGTCGCTGTTAGCATACATCAGCATGATATCAGCCTTCAGACTCTCGCCCGTCTTTGTCGGTTCAACAGTGATAGACTGCACACCGTCCACACCTACAGTAGCATGGCCATTATACGTTTGACCGTTGAACGGATTGTAATAATGGTATTCGCAATCGTCGAGCTGCTTGCCCTTTACGTCAGAGATTACAAACTTACCACCACAGCCACGACTCTCCAGCCATTCGTTGACCTCATTAACCGTTTGGAAATAACCATCCACGTTAGGGTACTTCTTTTCCTCATCGTACTTGCAGTGTGTCGTAAAGAAGCACAGGCGGCGCATGTCTTCCACCTTCAGCAGTTCGGTGTTGTCAAAGCTGACACCCAGGAACGAGAAAAGACAGTCGAGGAAGTAAAGCACATAGAAACAGATGCCAGACTGAGGACGGTCGGCCTCCAGCACCCAATACGGCCAGTGGTCATTAGGTCCTGTGTGCTTTGTCTTCGGACTGGCCTTAGAGGTTGTCTTACCGTCTTCGTCGATGTCATAGTGCGTATAGCAGACACGGGCATTACAGTATTTCGCCGTCGGGTAGGCATCGCTTACATTGATAAACGAAGTCTGCACCTGGGGAATAATCACCTTCTTATCGTCGCCGTAACTCTCTTCCTTACTCTTTACCGCTTTCTCCTTGGTGCCTGACTGAGTGACACAACGGCCAGGATAAGAGAAACCGAGAGCCTGGGGCGAAAATTCCGCATCACTACTACGCTGTGAAGTGATGGAATGGATTTCATCAGGTTTCTTACCACTATATGTTATCTTGATTTTGAAATCATAGTCAATATGCGCCTTCACAGCTCCGATTTTCTCACCAATGAGAATACGATCCTTCAGAGGAACGTCACGGCATTGCAATTCACCTATGAGGTCATCAATAGAGTGCTCAGAGGCCGTGATATTCATAGTGAGAGCGGTGTCGATTTCTTCATCTTCGGCAGTTACGAGAGTGCCGGAGCGGAAAGGCTGGTTATCGACAACAATACGCATCTTCGTATGCTCCAAACCAACGGGACGGTCAATGTTGGCGGGATCGTCTATGTTACCCAGCAGAAAACGGTTGCCCTCCATTGGCATTCGACAGGGGTACGAAAACATTTCGTTGTCGTTAAACAACGGATTCTGATCGTCGATGTCGATGCTGAAATCGTCGCCGAGATTCAGCGGCTGCTGGCGACCGTTTTTGAGGGCTGTGATGGCGATATGACTATTCATAAATCAGTTTGGCATTATCGTGAAACTCAATACGGCGGTTGGTAAACGAGTAGATGGTGGCATCATTGTAGGCCCGAATGTCAAGGTGGCCATGGTCATGGACTATACCACCGTATGCAAGAATGGTGGTGGAGTCGTAACAATGGATGGTGCCACGTCCTGAGACGGTGGCACGATCACGGACGGTAACAGTGCCACGCTCAATATTACAACGGGCATTACCTGTGAGGGTCACACTGGCAGAGTCAGCAACGATGTGGACGTTGGCGTTGTCGGTGCAGGTGATGGGGTGGTCGCCCAGGACATAGACACGATGACGGCCAGCAATGGTGAGGGGCACGGGGGCTTCAGAACCCGAAGCGGATGCTTCGGGCACAGGGGCATTGCCGATGAGGACCATTGAGGCGGGCGCGTCGATGGGCGGTGCCTCGTTATAATAAAAGCCGGCACGAAGAATATCATCCCGATAGACGGGATAGAGGGCACCGAAAGCCTTAATGACCTGTTCGGGCACCTCATGCAGCACACCGGCCCAGAAGCGTTGCCATGCCGTCACCAGTTCTGGAACAGAGCGAGAGGCACGGAAAAGATCTTGCGACTCCTGGCAATTATCAGACTGAGCCAGGATGTCAATGCAGAGCTTCTGGAAATCGCGGAAGTATTGGTCTTGTTTCATTTCTTTATGGGGCTAATGGGTGGGCTGTTGTGGTACAACAGCATACGGTACATACTTTTTGATGTAGTTCAGGATGCCTTCAATATGCAGACGCTCAATAGCGTGTTGACCGGCATCAGAGAGCAGATATTGCACATCGCGCTTATTGTCCTGGAAAAGATTTTCAGTGAGGACAGCAGGGCAGGATGTGTGTTTCAGCACATAGAAGGCTGCTTCCAAGTCACGGTCGCCATCTGACTTATCCATGCGGATAGGTGTTTGTTTGTCGGTGTATTCACCACGCAGTTTGCCTGTGCTGATGATATCCACATACTCACGAAGGTTAGGGATAGCAGCATCATAGAGACATTCAGCAAGATTGTCGGCCTTGGTTTTACCAGGTGAGGTGTAGGCACACCACCCACCGGCACCATGCCACTTGCCATCGGCACCAGCAGCATTGAGGTGGACGCTAACGTAGATGCAATCGTAGGTTTTACAGAGGTCGTTGACCAGTCGCACACGCATAGACAACTCACGACTCTGCTCCAGTTTCCAGTCCTTTGTGCGCATACCTTCAGGAAGATTCATATCTTCGTAGTCAATAGCCACATTGTAGCCGTAGGCACGGATCTTTTCACACATAGACTTGATGCGTTCACGGCAATAAACTGGTTCGCGGATGGAACCATCAGGAGCACCCTTGCCTGGGGTAGTCAGGAGGTGTGGAGTACCAAAGATGATTAGAAAGTCTTTCTTCATTGATTTATGAATTTATGAATTGAGCATTTCATGGAAAGCGTCAATGACGCAGGGAGTACAGTTATCCACGAACTGACGAATGATCGCCACTTCGTTTTCGTCGTAGTCGGTATCAGGCGTACCGTTGTAGATCTTCAGCGCGAGGGCATGGGCAGCAATACCGTTGCCTTGCGTGTAGATGAAGTTAGCAAACTCTTTACGCATATTCTGCGTAACGCTCTGTGTCTTACCCAGGTCAGTATAGACCTTAATTGAATCGAAATTGATTTTCATATTGATGTAATTTTAATTGTTATCTCCAATCATTATCTCGGAATGCGCCAACCACATGACCACCTCCGATTACGTTACTTGCCTTGGCAGGATATATCATGCCATATCCCATATTCTGAACAAAGTTGATTTCACCACCATTCCATGTAATGTCTCTTCCATTGCAGCAGATTATCACATTGTTTTGTTCATCATTGATATTTGCTACAACAATTCTTTGTGAAGCGGCCAGTCCGAAATAGTAGCGATAAGTGGTACTAAGCGTAATTCTAAACAACACGGTATCTACTGGCATACCTGCAAGCGCACTATAACCATCTGGGCTATAACAAGGAATACGATAGTAAGTTTGACCACCAGATGTTACAGATGAGAATGAAACATAAACAGCATTAGATACGTCCCATGTTGACGGTAATCCTTTTGGGAAGTAATAACCATAAGAACCACAAACAACCAATGTCAATCTTTGCCTTGCAGCGAAATGGCCACGACACCAAATGTCAGCAGTATAGAAACGATAGCTACGATTATCTTTGGTTCCATTAGCATACAAATCGCCTTCAAGCCACAGATTACCATCACTGCCAAATCTGATAGCACCCGTTATTTTTCCTGAATCATTTACGCAATTCAGGGACTTAAAAGAACCTGTAACACCTCTCAACGTACCTTCAAATATACTGTCACCAGAGATTACACAACCAGAAGCATACATTTTTCCAAGCAAAGTTACACGGAATGGAGCGGTGGCACGGTTAGCATAGTCGGCACCCACCCAGAGGGGATAATCATTAGAGCCTCCTTCTGCACCACCCATACCAGCAGCAACATTGCCGGCAGAGTTATATACCAGGATGCGGTTAGTTTGCTGGAAGTTAATAATGGCGTTTTCGATGAGCGCAAAGTCAGAGGCGAGGAACTTCAAGTATGAAGCCTTTTCCCAATGCTTTGTATCATTGTAGGGCTGTGTAGTGGAAGTATAGCCACTGGAAGTTGTACGCTGTTTCATGCGCCAATAGGTCATGGCACCACTGACGCTTTCCTTGGCACGGACTACATGGCGAACACCAGTGCCACCACCATAGAAGTATGTCTTTCCTGACTCCCAGAGACCATCATAGACATGCTGAATGTCATCAGCCATGCGGTCATTGGTATTCTCTATCCAATCTGTAGCAATGGTATTCTCTTCGAGCTTTGGCATGGAGATCCAGCCGCCATTCGATGTTTCCCAGAATCTGAAAAGAACAAAATAGTTCACATTATCAGCCAAAGCATCTGTTTTGAAAGTAACAGAATATCTATGGTGGCCAGGATTTAATTGCCAGCGCACAGCTCCATCTTGTGAGAATTGGATATAAGTACCATCCTGTACGCAAGCCTTAGTTCCATCATGTAGCGTCCATTCATATCCTTTATCATCCCATTGTGTAGCAGCCGTTATTTTCTTGCCATTGACATACCAAGGATTACCAGCAGATCGAAGAATAGCACCACCATTATCCTCTCTATGCAGATAAGTCAATAATTGTGCTCCACGATCAACACGAATAAGTGACATGAAACAACGATAGTTCGTACCACTCTCATGGTTTTGCGATCCATCAGACTTATAAACATAACCCTCTACATAGAACACCTTATCCGCTGATTGGTTATTCGTAATCTTAAACGAGAGTGTTCTGCTATATGTCGTTTTGATTTCTACATTCGTCCTTTGAAGCCAATTTCCATTATCATCTGTAGTAAAACAATAAACACGAAGATAAGCGTTGGATGAAGCACAACGGCCTGTGACAGTGACAACAGCAGATCTTCCAGGAGCAAGAGTAAATCCCTTTCTTGACCCATTTACAATCCAATAATCGCTAACATTGTTAGAAACTGTCGAACTCAACAAATCGACATAGTTTGTCATAGCAGCCCAGAAAGAAAGCGTGTACCAGGTATTACCTTTCAGTTTTTGCAGTTCGCCAGAGCGATATACCTTCTGTTTCAGCATTTCAGTTACACTTAGGCCAAAATCAGGTGTCAGGTAAAAGGCATTATGTGCTCCTACCATGTTAGGAGAGATATTACCATTTTTTACATCCCATGCTTCCATCTGTCCCTCAGAGAGAAATGCAGTGTCTTCGAGCAGATTTTCCTGTACTCCAGAATCAAACTGTGCGAGTAGAGAAATCTCGATGGTAGGATTATCAGAGCGAGTGTAAGAGGTCAGTTTCTTTTGCCAAAGGTAACGGTTTTCCTTTGTCAGTCCGGCCTCGGTTGGATAAGAGCTACTGGTAGATGCAATCCATCCGCTATCATTCTCAGCAGGAGCCTCGAATGACTGCGTAAACATACGATAGAAATAGATATTGGCGATACCATTGCCATTATCGCCAGGACCGCCCTTTGTACCATCCCTTAGAATAGGGATGGTCTCGCGGTCGAGACGGACGGAGCCGGAAACACTACGCTGGCCACGCCACAGTTCGAGTACCACGCTGGTATGGCTACCAGCTTCAGATGTACCAACAGAACGGCCAGATGTAGGCAAAGATGTGGAAGGGCTTGCTGCACCATCCCAACCATAGTAGATATAGTAACCAGAAAGTGAATCATGGTTAGAGGTTGTAGAGCCAACCGTCTTCTGAATCTGACAGGTCAAAGTATAGGAACCTGTGAGGTCGCCACTACTGTTACGGGCAAACTGGAGAGCGGTGTGGCTGGGTTTAAGCTGATAGATTTCAGCATCCTCACCACGACCGCCGGACTTCACAGCACAGACGGTAAAGGTGGCGTAGCGGGTGCCATAGGTGGCATGTACGGCCTTCAGTACAATGTCAGTTACTTCGGCAGGTTGGATGTTGGCAGCGATACTGATAGACGGATTGAACTTATCGGTCAGATCCACGGTGAAGCCATTGGGCGCAGATCCATCGACAGTTACCGTACAATCATTAAGTACCGATGTAGTACCATAGAAAGCATTGAGTCCGAAATCAAGAGCCAAAGCTCCAGTAGTCTTTCCCTGTTCATTGACAGGGATAGCAGCCATTTCGTTGTCAATGTCGAGCACAAAGGCATTATCTCCCTGCTTACCCTTCTGACCGTCGAGCACAATAGGCACCGTCTCACGGTCGATAAGGCCCGTGACATTTGACTCAGTTACCGTATAGGAGGTATTCGTACAAATGATAAACTGAATGTCGGAGTAGGTTGTTACCGAGAAATCAGTGAGGTAGTACGACTTATAGTAAGAGTAGAGATAGAACGAAGACCATGTACCATTACTACGATTCTTACGACGAAAATAGATATTGTAACCATCGAAAGAGCTGCTGACATCCGAATTTGTTGATGGAGTCTGATTGCCTATGCGCTTGGTATAGCCGCACTTCAATGTGGCCGTAGTCTGATTCAGGTCGCCGTTATTGTCACGTCCGATAGTAACAGCTGTATCAGACGGCAGCAGCTCGTACATGACCGCATCCTGACCCTTACCGCCTGACTTCACGGCAGCAATAGAGAATACTGTCTGACGGGTGCCATAGTCGCTATGCACCACCTGGAAGCGCAGCTCAGTAATCTCGGCAGGCTGTGTGTTGGCAGCAATGACGATACGAGGTGTAGTCTTATCCGTTACCACATCGACATTGAAGCCAGTGGGCGCAGTACCCACAAGCGACACCGTACAGTCGTTGATGACATTGGTAGAGCCATAATAAGCCGCCAGGTGGAAGTCGAGCGTGATCTGAGACTCTACCTTACCATCGGTGCTAATAGGAATAGAAGTCATTTCATTGTCGATGTCGATAATGAATGGCGTATCGCCAGGGTCGCCCTGCTGTCCCTTCTGACCCTCCTTATTGATGGGGATAGTCTCGCGGTCGAGACGCTTTTCCTTCGTAGAGCCGTTCATCTTCCACAGTTCCAGGACCAGCGAGGCATAAGAGGCCGCATTAGAGGCAGAGACGGTAATAGTACCGCCGACATTGATATAACTGGATGGTGTGGACGGATTGCCATAGCCATAGTAGATGCGATAGCCAGAGAGCGAACTAAGGATAGTAGTCTCTTCATCCACGATTTTCTTCACATAGCCCGTGATGACATTGTTCGCCATTTTCAGCGTACCATCCGCATTACGCGCAAAGGATAGTGAAGACGGTGACGGCATCAGCTGGTAGATGACAGGTGTAAGGCCATCAGTACCGGCAGCCTGGGGCTGGATGGTAAATCGGGCCGTCTTTGGTTTGTCAGTGTAACCGCTGGCCGTACCTGTTATATCAATGAAAATAGTCTTGTTATAGACATGCGACGTGCTACCCATGGTGACAGTTATCTTTCCCGTCTCAGAGTTGACATCCACAGACACCTCAGAGCCGCATGTCGTACCATCCTCATAGGTTTTCGTCGTTGAATAAGTAGCAGACAGCGGTGTAATACCGTAGAACATCGAGGCAGTGGTCTCACGCGAGACAGAAGCTGCTATCTTACCGTCGGCCTTGGTGCCAAAAGCATCTTGTTCGTTATCCAGGTCGATGATCAATGCAGACTCACCAGGGGCACCATTCAAACCGTCTTTGTTGATGGGGAGCGTTTCGCGGTCAAAGATGTTTGACTCGGCCACAGCTGAAGCAGAGTTAGCGGTAGTCAAGATAAACTCGTAGGCCGTATTCGTGGTACTGTTGGGGATAACCAGGTAGAAGTTAGACGATGAGAGGTCTTTCATCCATGCCCAATTACCAGGGGAGCCATTAGCAGCAATGGCACGGTAGAGGATGTTATAAGTACCGTCGATATTCTGAAGGTCTGAAGCCTGGTCTCCGTCATGCTTTACGATAGAGCCATTGTAATTCTTGGTGTAACCACAACGGATAGAGATAGAAGCCGGTGTGAGCTGGTTGCTGCTGTTACGCGCAAAAGAAGCATCGTTCTGCGAGAGCAAGAGCTGATAGATAGCCGGAGAGACACCAGGCGCACCAGACTTCACGACATTGGCCGTGAAGACGGCAGGATAGGACTTACTGGCATAGCCGATGGCAATGCTGGCCGTGAGACGGTCGGCAGACAGCTGTGTATTGACAGCAAACACCCATTCCAGTTTATAGGCACCGTCCTGCTGGGGCGTGATGGTAGGTGTGACAGGACCCAACTTGCAGTTGGCAGCCACAGGAGCCGTCAGGCCATCATTGATGATAGCAGAGCCACGATATAGGCGGGCATAGGTCACGAGCGTAGTAGCCGCCGTGACCTTACCAGTGCTGTCACACGGTATGGCATCCATTTCATTATCCAGGTCGATGAAGATAGCATCTGCACCATCCTGTCCCCATACCGTAGGGCCTTCAACAAGATATTCCGCTTCGGTAGTGCCATTACCATTGAGATACACCGTCTTGATACATTTCCAGAGGTAGGGCGTTGACTGCGAGTAGCCACAGGAAGCGAGCGATGACCAGGTATTCCATGTATTATCGTTGGTAGGAGTGGCGGGAATACTGTTGGTCGTTGTAGCCTTGAAACGAGTGTCCTGTGACTGAATACCACGACCAGTAAGACCTTCAGCACCCTCGGCAATGACGCGGAGATCGTGACGCTCCACCTCGATATTGCCATATTTCAATACAAATGTGATAACCGATGTAATGCCGGCAGTAGAGACGTTAGAACCCAGCGTATAAGGCGATGAAGTGTTGTCACGATAGACAATGACGCTGTAGCCCGACGGCACCACTGACTGCGTTTCAGCAGAACCATCGGCATTACGTTTAATGAGCGAGCAAGAGACGTTGGCCGGTGAAAGATTGTCGTTGGCATCCTTGATGATAGCCGAATGCGACGGCACCAGGTCATAGTCAAAACCATTCTGCCCCAGCGAACCGGCAAATTCCACGATGGGATCGAGCGCAGAGCCATCGGTAAGGTAGGTGATGTATTTATGCCACAGATACGGAGCCGATGCCGTAGGAACGGGCACCTGCTGACCATCGGGGACCAGTTGCCAGCGTGAATCGCTGACTGCTGGCATTATGCCAGAAGCCTCGGTGATATAGTAATTGTCGATGTGATCCACCGATATGGTGGGCTTCACTGCTGTAACGGCAAATGTCTGTGATATGACTGGATTCATTGCATCTTATTTTTGAGCAAAGATAGGGGAAACGGGGGGAAAGGTAGGGACAAAATAAACCCGCTGGAGAAACCAGCGGGCACGAGAGTAGGGAACAGGCGCACTAAGAGGCGGTGACGATACCGTTGACCTTATAGCCAGACTGAGCCACGAAGTCGTAGGGTAGCACGATAGTACCACGATTGGAAGAGGTGGTCATTGTCGGGCCACTGGTAATCTCGTTCTGCTGGCCGTCGTACAATACACAGGTAAAGTTGGTGTACTGCGTATTGATAGCCGTTGCATCCTCCATGGTAGCCACCCAAGCCGTGACGGTGCATGACTCACCTGGTGACAGCTGGCCGCTGAAATCGCTGTTGGAACCATTGAGCGAGATATACAGATACTCAGGATCCTGCGTATCATCAATGGATGCAAAGGCCGTTGTCACACGGTTGTTATAGCTTGCATCCGTAAAGAAGTCACAGCGGAGAATGAGGTTATCCACGAAGTCTGCACCATAGAACGTGACGGAATGGTTGTTTCTTGCAGCCACATACTCATCACCCGTACCGGCATTGTACCACTTACAGTACCATGTAGCAGGCGACTGGCCATCCTCACCATAGAGCGAGGCCGTGACGGTGACAGACTGATCCTGTGCGGTGATAATGGCTGACTCAGGCGACAGCAGGCCCAAGAATCCCTGTGCGGACATCTGAGCAATCTTGACATCCACCTGACACTGGAACGGCTGCTGCTTACCCAAAATCTCCACCGAACCCTCATAGCCGATAGTATCAAGGTCAATGTTGGTAGGCGAAGCCAGGTTAGCGATGACCGTCAGACAGGGCACCAGGTAGCTGGAGCCACCAAGTGACACCGTAGTAGTGCCGACGTGGAAGAGCGGATCATTGTTAGCATCAAGGAAGTTGGTAGAATTACCACTATTGTCAAAGGTAATCACCACATCGTTATAGAGCCAATGCGTATTGACCAACTGTGAGTTGTTCATATACTGCACACCCTTACGGATGACGGGATAGACACGCGGCTGGCTGGGATTGGGATCGTCCTGCGTCGCTTTCCAGTTAGGAATAGCCTTTTGGGTATTGTTATTCCAGTTCTGGGAGAGCGTGCCGTCGATGCGCAAAGAGCCTTGCACGGTAATGCCTTCCTGAAGGGCAGTGATGGCGAAATGATTGGAAATTGTTGGAGCTGGCATATTCTTTTCTTTTTAGGACCGTGGCGATGCCACAGCATACGAAACATTTATGAGGTGAAAATGGCAGCGATGAGTGTTATGTAACAAAGGACTTCAAGTATGAAGATTCCTTTACCCTCAAGGATGCGCATGGTCGAAGAGGCAATAAGCGGCACCAGGACAAACCAAAGCAAGAGCCACCAGGGACAGATGAGCATGACACACAGCTGGGAGCCAATGCCGGCAGCAATGGCCAGGATGTTATGCGCTGTGTTCGGGTCATGTCGCACGAGCGGCATTGCTCCCACGAAAGCGAGAGCGGCGATGGTCAGGAATCCTACAAACTGGAAGATGGAGCCATCCAGCGCGTCGAGCAATGCAGGACATATACCAAAGGCCATCGACCAGATGAAGAGCGTCCACACGAACTGATAACCTTTGGAGAGGTTAAACACCATGTGCGATATAGACGCAGGCAATTCGCGGTGCAGGTAGATAGCCGTCCCCACATAGAGGACAGCTATCAGCACGGAGAGTAGGAGTAATGCAGTCATGGGCACCTATACATTAAAACTCCAAGTGAGCGGGATAGCCCTGTGTGAAGTCGTAGGACTTAATGGCATCCACATCATTGAGAGCAGCGATAGCGGCCTTGTGTTCAGCCGTCTTATCGTAGCACTCGCTGGCATAGACTTCGAGGGCCGAAAGCATCTGAAGACCAGCATCGGGCGTGATGGTAAACGACTGTGTACCGAGCCAGAGCGTCGATGTAGTCTTACCCACAGCCTTCTCAGCATTCAGACGGGCAATCAGTCCATTACGAGTGTCTTTGTCGAGCCACATGGGAACACCGTCATAAGAGAACTGGTTGACGGAATCAGAAGCATCATACTCACTGATACGAGCTATCTGCATCTGACGGGCCAGTTCCAGCGCGTTACCAGGCAGTAAGCCTGCCTCATTAGCCGTCAGCAGTGCCTCGGCAGCCACGGCCACAGCCTTGAACTCATCGAAGCCCTCTTTCTGCAATGCCTTGGTGACATTCTCCAGGGTAAACGGATTAGAAACACGGATGACATAAGCCAGATATACCTTACGGGTCTCAGACTCCTGTCCTTCCTCACCATTGTTAATCACTTGATCCACTTCCTCAGTGTCGAAGCAGATGCGGAGCACGGTTCCCTCTAACTCCACGGGAGCCGGATTCTCGGTAAACTCTGATTTCTTCATTGTTTTTTATTTTAAGGGGTTATACGATATTTCTTATCTCAATGCCAACCACAGCCGATAACGGCTGGGAACGGTGGTTATGTTATCTCGTAGTCGGGAAGACCGGCAGCGTTACAGCGTACAATGGTGCCCGTGAATGGGAATCCATCGTGAGCATTGATGTAGTCGAGCGTCTGAATGAGTTTCTGGTTACAAGTGAAGAATTTGAACTTCTGTCCGTTGTCTTCCACCTGTACGATGGCCGCATTCTTCTTATACTTCGACTTCACACCCAGCTCCACATCCGTAAAGATGATTTCACGTCCGCACAGCATAGATGCAGACACTTTCGTACCCTCCAACATGCGTTTGCCGTCAGCGTCCTTTTTCTCGAACTTCGGTACTTGCAGATCCTTAAATGATTTCATATCCATTACCTTACACCAGAGGTTAAAGCCATTGCAGTGCAACAGCCATCCCTTATAGGAAGTTGCAGCCTGATAGCGACGCATAGGGTCTTTCAGGCGGTGCATCTTCTGTTTGAACTTTGCCTTCATGCGCTTGCGCAGAAGAGTATGATTGAAGAAAAACTGATAGCCGACGAAATCAAGGCCATGGTGCTCATCAATGATCTGCACACCGATATTGTCATGCAGCGGTTGCTCCATCACATCGTTAGCATATTCCATGATAAAGTTTACAGCCTTCCACACCTCTTTCTTGTCAAGGCCAATAATCACCATGTCATCACAATAGATTTCCATCCACACATCAAACAGGGCCATCACGAGGCGACACAGCGGACAGGTGTAGTAGTTGGCCATGGGCTGTATGGGGAACAGTCCGATGCCCAATCCTTGCTCACATGCCGTCACGATCTCATAGATGAGATAGCGGATGCCAGGATCAGAGAATTTCTTGCAGAGCACATCATAGATTTTCTGCTGATTGATGTTGTGGTAGAACTTCACGAAATCCAGCTTGGCATAGTATAAACGACCGGCATACTTATGAGCGTCGATAAACTGCTCAGTACGGTGTGCCGCAAAGTGCATACCCTTGCCCTTGATGGATGCCGAAGAGTCATAGTAGTATGCCCGCATCATTATGGGCATTATGACCTGCATCAGCGCATGGTTCTCAATATGGTCAGGAAAATACGGCAGCTTATGCAGCAGTCTGTCTTTGCCACACGGACAATGACGTATGCACTCATGGCCAGGCGAGGTGTGATAGGTGCCCGTCATCAACTGCTGTTGCAAAGTCTGGAGGTTGCCCTCTGCGTCACGGTCGAAGATACGCACACCTTTATGAGCCTCCTTGCCACGACGTGCATCATGGTCAGCCACGCGCAGATTGCCAAAGTCATAGACCTGGGCGATGCGCACCTTGCGGTTCTTACCACGGAGGCGGGCTTTGCGCTTATATGCCAACTCTTCTGCCATTTATACCTTTTCTTATGGTGGCTATGACATAGCCACATACTTGACTGGTTTCTGGTCATGCCTTCTACACTTCTCGGCTCACGGGCTTTCGGTATATGCGTACAACTGCATTGCTTACTTACGCGAGGGGACTCTATTTCATACCCTACGCCTTTATGTGTTTGCTCTGTCAGGGTTTTCACCCCTCCATCGAGTCAGGCTCAATCGTGTGCTCATCCTTAGTGGTCTTCACGAGATCTGTAGGGATAAACAGTGGATATTTTTAGTGTATAATTTCAGGCGAGCACCGATGTTCGTGTTCGAGTTCGAGAAAGCGTTATTCGAGTTCGCATACGCGAGACCGCATTGCGCACCGTTATTCGCGTTACCCCCGACGTTCAGCAGCTCCACGATTTATCGCCTTTTCGGGGTCGTTTCCGATCCCCTGCCTCTCTGTTGGTCCCACAAAGCTGTAGAAGGAAAACTCGAACTAATCCAACTCTTTGCAAGTAGAGGGGCTATTGATTTTTTGTTTTGTGCGTTCAGGAAGTATGACCTTTTACCTTTTCGTCTTCAGTTTCTCTTTCGGGACAGCCCTTGCAGGACGATTTCCCTTGGTGATTCTTTTTATTGTTATTATTCTGTTTTACGGCTGCTGTGACACAGCAGCATACTTAACACTCAGGAGAGAGAAACGGGTCGGCCAGCCAGCAGGAGCGGCAGCACAAGCTGGCTGGCCATGACCCGCTTACGCGGTCAGGGCCACCAACTGTGCTCCGCTCACGATTTCCGGCTCCCCGTAGAAGGCCAGGCGAGCACCGATGTGCGCGCGCGAGCGCGAGAAAGCGTCACTCGAGTCCGCAGACGCGAGACCGCATTGCGCACCGCGACTCGCGCCACCCCCGACGAACAGCAGCTGACCACCCGTAGCGGCCCAATACCCATCACAATAGTATGTAGTGCTACCGCCACCCGTGACATTCTGAGCAATCATATCCCAGAACTCTCCGCACTCCATGCTCTTGACGTAAGCACCTGATGCAGACTGTACGGAACAGACAAACTCGCGGCCAGTAGCCGTATTGCTCACCTGGTTGCCGGAATAGACCACAGCCTTACGGACATCGTTATCCATGTAGAAGCGGATGCCAGGACGGAACTCCCATAGCTTGCCCCAAAGATCCTCAAAGCCAAAGAGCTTCACGGGGTACTGGTCGCCAATAGTGGTATCAGTGTAGTACACATTACCGCTACCGTCGCCCAAATGCTTCAGCAAGCCCATAGGCACGTCACGCGCAGCCTCCCATGAAGATGTCTGGAAGCCGGCACCGATGACGCTCTGTGAGTTCAGATTACCATAGCGGGCCTGGAACAGCGCGTTAATCAGGCAATGGAAGCCATAGTTAGCCAATCCCCACTCAGAACCAAGCAACTGAGCGGCAGCCCAGAACTGGCTCATAGTCTGTGAGTGCTTCGGAGCCTTGTCGGGACGGCTGTGTGCCTTGCCACTTGTGTCATACCAGATTTTGTATGCACCTACCCAATGAGGTGAATCGAAGACCTTGCCACCGTCGATAGGCACAGTACCACAGAAATGCAGCGTCTTACCCTCACCCTTGAAGTGGCAATCAGGCACATGTACCATCGTCTCACACATCTGTTCAAGTTCTGATGTGAACGCCGTGCCATCGGCAAACTTCGTCCAATCAGCACCATTCAGCTTGGCAGCATACACCTTACCATCCTTGATAAAGAAGGCATAGCCACCCATCTGAGACTGATAGAGTTCGGCAGCACCACGATTATTGACCACAAAGGCCGGATTAGAGTTTTGCTCCAGTGTAAAGCTGGAAGCGAGCGCACCAACAACAGTAGATGGGATGGCACTGTTGTTCACCTCTTCGGGCGTAGCCTCGTAGAGATTGTCCTGACTGGTCATACATAGCACCTTGGCTATAGCTTCACCAGACGCAAGGGAAGTTTTTGCTTTTTTCATCTTTTGTGAATATTAAAGGGTTATTACTATGTTCTTACAGCGAGTTCATGGCCAGATGCAGACTGGAACACCTCGCCTGACGGATCAGCCAGGATGTCGTAGGGTCCACGAATGGAGCAACGGGGATCCACGATGAACTTAGTGCCGGCATTATCGTAGATGTACTGTCTTGGTACCACGACCTCCAGGCCATAGGCACCCAGCGGCACCGGCGCGTCATTGCTACCCTGGCGACGTACCGCCCAATCACACATCAGCCAATGACGTTTCTGTTCGAGCGTCATGTCATCATGCTTGGCCACATGTACTATCAGGCCAAAAGTCATAAAGGAGTTCTCGGCAAACACTCGGTCGCCTCCATAAGAGAATACCGTAGGTATCACCTTCGGATAACGCCACGCGATACAGGCCGTTGCCTCATTAGGCAGGTCTGGAGCCGCTGTTGACGTACCGTTAGCAATACCGATACGACAGCGCACCATCAGATTGTCTATGAAGTCTGCGTCGATAGACAGCGTAGCCGTATTCTTTCCGCTGACATACCAGAGGCAATCATTATTGATGGTCAGCCAATGCACACCATTATCAACAGAATAGTCCCAGAACCATGCTACTGCATCCGTTTTGTCAGCACTGCCCTGACGTGCTTCTGCCTCGAAGGTGTAGATAGTCGTAGCGGCATGAAGCGGGAAGTGCTTACGGGTACGATCACACAGGATATTGATGCTCCACTGCTCATCAGCCTGTAGGATGGCCGACAGCGGCAGCGTATCAGACAGCACGAAGGGCGACGATGTACGAGTGTCGGTAAAGCGGCACTCACAATAGATGTTCGCTCCCAGCTGATGTGTGAAGTTCTTACGGACATACAGGATATTACCGGCAATGTAATAGTCCTGAGTTGAATCGGTGGAAGTCACCTGCACCCCATTGACATACCAGAATATCTGAGGCACGAGTGTATCAGTATTCAGGTTGTTGTCTGGGTCGATGATACTGTAAACCGCTTTCAGTCGCAATGCGCCATCTGTCTGTGTACCGTGTTCATCAATGACCGGCACAACAGAATGGTCAGGAATCCACTGCTGCACCGTCTGACGATAGAACTGCACAGTTGACAGGCCACCCAGCACCTCAATGTGCATTGCGGTGTTGAGCGGTCTGTAGGTCGTAGTGACTGCCAGCGGTTGAGAGTTATTCAGTCTTTTCATACTTTACTCTTTATACCCATCCGAGAACGGCTGGGAACAGTGACTAAACAATGCTATACAGCGAGCAGGTCATCATCCATGAGCGACTTGATGACGTATTCGACAATGGCTTTCGGCGTGATAGAGATAGCCTTGCCATGGCTATTGACACCCAGCAGGCGCACGATGTCAGAGCCGGCATTCGTAGCACTTGCATCAAGGGCAACGTAGGTATTTGCGGCATCGGTAGAAGTAAGGAACGGCGTAAGGTCGATCTGACCTACCATCGGATCCCATGATTCACCATTCCAAACATAGTTGGTGCCGGCGGGAATCTTATCATTAGCCGCTACCACGTTATACATGTGGCCTTTCTTCAAGTCAGAAGACGGCAGATGAGCATAGTCGGCCACCTGTCCCTCATAGGAGATAGCAGTACCCAGGGCAATAATCTTTGCCAGCAGCTCTGCAATGGCAGCCTGCACCTGCGTAGCCACAAGGCCGGTGATAGCCGTCAGCGTCACATCCTTTGCCTTGCCAGAAAGTGCCACGTCAGCACACTTCTCTTCGATGACATTCTCAATATCCTCCTTGGTGGTGGTGTCATCAATAATCGTGTCGATATTGATGGCCGTCGGCTGCTTACTCATGGTAAGACGGAAGAAAAGCGACTTAGACGGTGACAGCACCTTGAATGAGAGATTAAGGTCAACGACCTTGCTTTGAAACACTGACCAGTTTTCCTGGTCCTTACTGGACTCTACCGTTACGAGGTGGAATCCCTCAGTCGGGAAAGTGCAATCAATGATAACACTCCCTGCGAAGATGTCTGAGACATACTTCGGGTGCTGGTAGGAGATAGACAACTGTGACATACTAAATAGGGTTTAGAATTTTATTTATTTTTGAGCAAAGATAGATGGAAAGACGCAGGAGTTAGGGACAAAACTCCCAGCAGAAAAACGCTTGGCACAGTGGAAAGGCACACTAATCACCTAATGGAAGGCACATGCCCGACATGTTTGTAAGATGATAGCGGCAGCCTATATAGAGCGAGTCAAACGCATCTGTGCCGTCCGTTCTGTACTCCAGGCGTACTGCATCGTCTGCGTCTTCAGAGAGCTTTTCACCTGCTTTATTCTTTCTAAACCCTTTATAGCCGATAGACACCTCCGCATTCTGCATGGCAATAATCAGGGCCTCGTTATTCTCACGATTGATGCGGATAGCAGGGTAGGCCACACCAGCCAGCGACTCGTTGATATCCTTATACTTCATTTCGTGGGCCATCGGTGATCCCATGTCAACAGGCCGTACAGACCAACCGTATTTCGTCAGTTCGTTAATGACCACATCCTTGAAGTCTTCCATACCTTCGATGGCATAGCCCTTGAACTTGGCTGTTGCATCATAGAAATAGATGACCTCACGGCATTTCTGCATCTTAGGCTTATAGTAGTGATGCCAGTCGCCCATCAGCTCACGCAGCTTACGCTCATTCTTGACATACATACTGGAGAGCACATTGAGACATTCCTGGTTATCCCTGCGATAGAGTTGCCCAGTCACCACCCAGTTAATGTTAGCGTTGTAGTCCATGCTGATATACAAAGGCAGCGCGTCCACTACGTCACCATCCAGAGTGCAGTCTTTGATCTGCTGTAACTCGCCAAAGTCGGGAGTCTCGTACTCTTCTTCAGTAGCAGAGCCACCGAGCACAGTCATAGCTTTCTTTTTCGTGAAGCTGCTGTCAATGGCCGGACAGTCATCTGGAATGTAGCCATGCACATTTTCTATATCGAGATTAGAATAGAAACCGTCGTTAGTCTTTGCCACCTTTTTATTAAGAATAGATATGGCAAACACGACAGGAGGGAGGTCACGCGCCATTCTCGCTATGTACGACTCTCCGACGATATCTACATTATCTAAGGTACTGACACGCCAAAACGCAAAAGCGTTACACTGTAAGGTACGGATTTTCTTCTGGTAGGACTTCGAGTTAAGAATCATCTGCATGTCGAAATCCTGATCAGGTGTAATCAGATACTTATGGCAATAGAGTAATTCCGCTTCCTCTGCATCAATCAGTTTATAGTTGATAGCCATATCGAGCATGGCCTTATTGATACGCTGGCCATAGTTCGGCAGGATCTTGAACGGGCCTTCGTGGTTCATCATGGCCTGTGCCTTGATACGGATGGCATCTATCTCATCCTGACGGCAAAGGATAGGCACACAGCCGTCACGCTTGGCATTACGCAGCAGCTCATTGTAGAAGATGACACGCTCTGCATAGTCTTCCAACTCAGCCTGTATCTCCCGATAGGTTTTGTTAGTCAATGGCCCCGTATCAGGGTGCATGTCGAGTTTGCTTTCCTCATTCTCCAGCCAGTTATTCTTTGATGTCAGACTCGCATCAGAGGCAAAGAAAGTAGATTTGAAAAGTGGGTTTGCATCAGAGAAAGACGGGTCGCCCAACGGATGCACGATACCTGACAATGCCGGCATGACTTCACCATCCAGTTTGGACTTCGACATAAACTTGCACTCATCGGCCACGATGGAATTTACCGTCAGCGAATTGGCCGATCCCGTGACTGCCATAGAAATGAGTTGCCATATTGTGCCATTAGCGAACCAGATGCAGTTATCCCAGGTTTTCGGTTTGATGATTGGACTCGGCACCCATCGTGGCGGTTTGCCCCACCCGAAATGTACTGACTCGCGGATGCCAAAGAAACGCTCAATGGCGGCAATGGTGCCAGGCACGGTACGGGTATAGAGCTGTTTTCTGGAGTTTCCTAACCAAATATTCGTAGCACGAGGCATAGACAGACTGACGCGATAGATGCGAGGCCCGATAGAGCCATCAGTCTTACCGAATCGTCGGCTACCAAGCAAGCGACCGTCTCGTACATTCATCAGGTACATCAGGTACTGCTTGTGGTTCATGTAAACGTCTCTTCTCTCTGCCATAAGCTACTCTTCTGAAAATATATCTTTCTCTGGCTCTGGCTCCGGCTGTTCATCAGGCATCTGCCATGTACCATCAGAACTTTGTATCATCTCGACTACCTGTTTGTCGGTCAATCCGTAGCGTTTAGCCATCTTCTTACGCTCTTCGTCTGTATAATTCACTCTGTCACGCTTCACCACCGACACATCAGTAGTGATGGTGATCTCAGAAGACGGCATCTGTCCGGCCACATCCTCTTTCTCCTGGAAGTTGTTATTGAGCTGCATCTTCAGGTCAGCACCAGACTTCACACTACGCGGGTCGCCCATCTTCATCCCCTCACGAATAAGCCAGTCGGACGCATCCTGCACCTTTGCCTTCTCGATGTTGTCAATGGGCGTGTCGAAACGTCCTATGATATGATTGAAGAGAGCCACGTCGTTAGATATCTCGGTAGGTGTACGCGGAACACCAGGGCGTACATTCATAGCGGCTACATACTCCATAGCCTTTGTGTCGCCCTCGCTGGCTCTCTGCAAGAGCACTGGATATTCACGGGCAGCAATGCGACGCATCACGTCAGATGGCCGTATCTGTTTGTCCTGAATCCAAATCTGGTATGCCTCGTAAGCCAGCAGCGCACGGAAACGCTGATCAGGCGACAACACCATTTTTTCGATGGTGATGCCACCCAATAACCAGCGTTCTACTTTGTCGAAGTATTTTTCTGAAGGTTTTGACATTGAGTGAAGAGTTAAGAGGGCATAAGCCGATGGGAAACCACCGGCCTACGCGAAACCTTTTGCAATATGCTTGCGCTTACGTTTGTTGTACTTATCCTTACCAGTACGCATCAAATATTCGCCATACTCCTTGGGCGACATGCCATAGCCATTACCATAGTAACGGCCACCACCCATCGGCGCATAGGGATTACTGAGGTACTGCTGGACGGTCTGGCCAGGCAAACGATTCTGAGCCTGCTGCTGGCTATTGTTGTTGTAATGCTGGGGAGCCTGTGCTGTCACCTGCTGACCTTGCGCCTGTGATGCAGCCTGTTCCATAAGTTGCTGACCTAACGGACTCGAAACCAGTCCACCTGCGATAGCAGCTGCACCAGCTGCCAATGCTGTTAAAATTTTCTTTCTCATTGATTTATGAATTTATGAGTTAATGATTTTATGAAGACACGAAGACGGACCGCTGGGCACAGTGGTTACTTCTTTTTAGCAGATTTCTTTTCGGCCTTGGCTGCTTTCTTGGCGGCGGCTTTCTCGGCTTTCAGAGCTTCAGCAGCGGGAACCACATTCTTCTCGCAATCCTCTTTGGCGGCATTCAGCACGGCCAGGTAAGGCTTTGCCTCTTCCTCGCCAATCAGTTCCACCAAAGCCTGGTAGCGTTGAGTCATGGTCTCAATACGCTTTGGCGTATTAGGCTTATCCTTACGCATGAGGTACTTGACGATAGCATCTACCTGCTCTTTCTTCTTTTCCTCTGCCTCACGGATAGCCTTCTGATCTGGGTCGTTGGCCTTAATGTCCTCAATGACCTTTGCCTTGAAAGCATCCTTATCCTCTACCTTATCCCAATAGGGGCGCAGGGTTGTGCGTAGCTGCTGGGGATCCACCTTCTGAGCTTCGATACTGGCACGGAAAGCAGTGTCTTCCTTCAGGCGCACATATACCACAGCCAGCTCGTTATCTACACGGACGTAGATTGCCTCGTAAGCCTCTGTGCATTTGATGGACTCCTGGCTATAAGGCTCTACTTCCGATTCAGGCTTACCGGCTTCTGCAAGCACCTTGGCCGTCGTTGCTGCTTCCTCTGCACGGGAGCGCAAATCACGCACATTCTCTACAGCCTCTTGCAGTTCAGGAGAGAAGAGCCACTTCAACTGATCCAGATGCAACAGTGTACCACCATTCAGTGAGCCGGACACTGTGTCAGGAGCGGCAGCGTCAATGGTAGGAATCTCAGACTTAGGGCCGAAGAGCGTTTCTTCCTTTGCCTCTGCCTCCTTACGGTCATTCTCAGCCTTTAGCGCACGGGCAGCAGCTTCATCCTTAGTGGGACGGCCAACATGCGGCACCAACAAGGCAGGATCGGTCAGGTCAACAGTAATGTCCAGTGCTGCCTTTGCATCAGAAAGTGCTTTGTCTGAATAGTTACGGAGCAAACGCTTACGGGACGCATAATCACGAAAGCGCAAAGCCTCACGGACGAAAGAGCGGGTAAAGGGGAATACAGCAATCAGTGAAAGACCCTGTTCAAAATCCTTATGGGAGAATTTGCCCGATTCGATGATAGGCAACTTCTCAGCGTACCACGGCTGGAACTCTGCCAACCATTCCTTGCGCTCATCGAGCGACATTTCAGTGAAAAGTTTTTTATCCATTGTACTTAAATTTTTAGGGCTACAACGATATTGCAGCAAACGGAACAATTATTAACAGGAGCAAATTTAGGGGAAACAGGGGAAAAGGATGGGACAGAAAACAGGGGACAAAAAAGGCCCGCATCGGGATAACAGCGATGCGGGCGCAATGATAGGGGAATAGTCGGTTAAGCAGCCATCAGGCTTTCCCAACCACCAGTCTCAGGAGGTGTGACATAAAGGTTGTCGTAGAGCACACCATTCAGGTGGAACTCCAGTGAGGTCTGACGGTCATCACCAGAAGCGGCACCCGTATCAGACGAAATACCACCCTGCTCAACCTTGACGCGCTTGTAGGGATCGTACATAATTTGCGTGTCACCCGTCTGGCCATCAGGAACGATGATACCAATGTCAAGGTTCTGGAGGGCACGAGAAAGGAGGCTCATCTTCTTATTCACAGCGTCAACAATGGCGTTGTAAGTCAGATTATAGCCCTTGTTGTTGCCCTGGCCGTCACCCTTGATCTGCTGGGTCTCATCCTTTAGGTCGATGCGATAGAGGCCCTTACCAGTTTTGAAGGCAGGTGTAGAGTACACGTTGCCGGTCAATACCAGGGGAGCCGACAGGTCATCCTTGACGAAGTAGTAAGCCACAGCCGAGGTGCCACCAATGTTTTCGAGGCAGTTGTCAGCGTTCAGGAAATGATCGAGAGCGGGACAAGATACTGTATCAGCCATATTCTTTTCTAATTTTTAGGGTTGTTACTTTTTTGCAGAACTGTTCTCAGGGAAACCGTTACCGCATCAGGGCGGCGAACCGCCCTGTGCGGAATTAGGTTTAGGCATTCTTGAAGAATGCGGTCAGAGCCATCGGCATACCCGTAGCGGTCACATTGATCGTTGCGGTGGTCTTACCGTTAGACCAACGATCGAAGACCTTACCAGTACCAGGCACAGCCACCAGCGTGAGGATGGTGTTAGGAGCAAACTCCTGAACCTCATCGTAGTCCTCGCCGTTGACAGTTACCTTTGCGCCAGAGCCACCGCCATCCAGTGTGATGACCAGCTTCGAGTTCTCGTAGTCGCCATTGATGACATTCTCAGCAATCGAGCCGTCGCTGATAACAAATGCAGAAGCCAACGGATTGAAGACACGGGTGCCCTGGATCGACTGGATTTGGAATACCACATCCTGTGCATCCTCATCGGTGCCAAACTGTGTCTTAACGAAAGTCTGATTGTTCTCAGAGTCAACTCCATACTGGAGGTTGTTGGGGATAGTGGCCATCAGGCGTGTACCAACACCCCAGGCATCAGAGGGGCAGAACTCGACACGAGGCATTTCAGGCACGGTGAAGTTACCGTTTGGCAGATAGTTCACCTTGGTATTGCCGTGATACTTATTGGCATAGCCCTGTGCGATGTAGAGACCACGGAGCACGTCGCAGTGGAGCTTGATCACCTTCTGCTGGCGCAGGCGGGCATCCCACTTGGTGTACCACTCCAGCACCGTGTCAAACGGAGTGCTGTCATGTGCATCCGTAGGTACAGAGATAGCATCACAGGCAATCAGGTTGCCATTCTCGGCAGAGATAATACCATCTTCGATGTCCTGCTCAATGTCGGTATGGAAACCGTCGTAGAGAGAGAGCTTCTGCTTTGCTTCGTCCTCGCTGTCCTCGTAGGCCATCTTGCCGAAGAACAGATTGCTCTTCAAATCCTCGGCATAAGACTTCAGGATAGCTTCGACAGCAACAGTAGAGAGAGGATAGTCGCCACCAGCCTTACCGTCGGTACCGAAGACAGTCTCAACATAGTTGTCGATGTTGTCCTTGTAGCGGTTCCAGGTGAGCTTGGCAACCAAGGTGCGCTCCTTCAGGAAACCAATCTTGTTCTCGACAGGTGTACCAACCTTCTTACGACGGGTAGTGCCACCCTTACGAACAAGCAGATGGTCAGTCTTCTTGAACTGCACACCACTAATAACCTGAATGCCCAGACGATCGAGCAATTCGGGATCTTCGTAGGCAGGACCCATCACGATCTGCTTACCTACCTGCTCGGCCACATGAGTAAGAGCCTCACGACCGATGAACTCTGGTGCTTTGTTTTCAGCCATAATTCTTTTTGTTTTTAAGGGGTTATTACTAAGTGAACTTGATTACTTTTGCAGAGATTCCATGTACTCCTTGCGGATGCGGGCATTCTCCAACGGGGTCTTGTTGTGGTCGTAGTCCGGCATACCACAGGTAGCTTCGTGAGACTCAGCACCAGTGCCATTGTTGGCGGGCGAACCCTCCTGCTGGTCGCCAGGCTTGCCCTTCAGGGTCTCAATCTGAGCTTCGCGCTCTTTCAACTGCTGCTCGGCAGTGGCCAGGCTTTCCTTCACCTCTGCCAGCTCCTGCTCGACCTTGCCCTTGGCTTCCTTCTCAGCATTCAGCTGCTCTTCGTGCTGCTGCTTCATGTTGTTAATCTCCTGCTCGTGAGCGGTCTTCAACTCGCCCATAGCCTTCTCGTGAGAGTCATTCAGTTCCTGCTCCTTGGCATTGACGGCCTCAGTCTTGGCATTCTCTGCCTCAGAGAGCTGGGTCTGAAGAGTCTGTACCTGCTCATCAACGGCAGCCTTATCGGAAGCCTGCTGTTCGAGCGTCTGATTGAGCGCATCCAACATAGAGGGCACGAAGTGAGCACCTTCCTCGTTGACGATAAGCTCTTCTACACCGCAAGCGGTGGCAATCTTTTCGTACTGTTTCATATTCTCTTTGTTTAAGGGGTTATTCTTTTCACCCGAAGCGGATGCTTCAGTAGTGGTTGCTTTTGCAGAAGCGGCGGGAGCTGGATCATCCTCTGGCACGTCATCCTCCGGATTAACAGGAGCGACGCGCTCAATGGGAGTAGCAGAACCGTTGGCCACCTCAAAGGCACGGGCAACGACCTCTCCGAGAGTCATCTGGCCATCACAAAGAATGCCTGTGACCTCCTGGGCCTCGAAAAGCGCACCATGGATATGCTTCTCAGTAGCAGCAGGGAAAGACTTTTGGATGTCAGCACGGAACTCTACGCCCGTCTTTTTCAGGTCATCCATCAGTTTCTTATCATTCTTGCTGTTCTCGGCAATGTCACGATACCACTTGTTTTTGTCGTAAGACTCAGGATCGTACAGTTCATGGTAAGTCTCATTTGTGTACTGATTGGTGGTGCCATTCTTTTCGGTATAGAAAGCGGCCATCACACCAATGGAGCCAAACATATCCTTGGGGTGCATGTAGTACACTTCATCACATACGCTGGCCAGGTACATAGCAGCAGATGCACAGAGGCCATCCACGAAAGCATATACCTTCTGGCCATGCTCATGGGCATAGTCGATAGCCTGCTTGAAGTCATTGATAGCCCATGCAGAACCACCAGGAGAGTTAATGACGAAGATATGAGCCTTGCAAAACTCATTGTTAGCAGCCTCCATCATCCAGTCGCGCAGATCCATCGAGCCATAGGAGCAAGCACCACCTTCACGAGTGATAGGACCATCCACCGGCATGACATTGACAAAAGGAGCATCCATTTCGTCCATCCACCAACGGGAGGTAGTATTACCGTTTTCTGTCACCTGGTACTCATTGATGACACCGACAGCCTGGCCATCCTGTATCTGCATGGCATAGGGCTTTTTCTTCTGCTGAAGATCGAGTGCTATGCGGCCATTTAGGTTTTGCTCCCAAATAGCACGAGAGCCGTGGACGTATTCAGGCATAATCATCCACAGCTTTGTTGTCAGAAGTTCGAGAAGTCCATTCATATCTTTTGCGAATTTTATTCTACTCGCAAAGGTAGATAACAAAGGGAATAGGGAATGGACGCTATTTCTCGCTGTAAAACGCGATTTCGGGGGAACAAAAAACCCGCTGGGAAAACCAGCGGGCATAAGAGAGAGGGCTATACCTTATTTATATATTAAGCAGAAGGAGGAATGAGCTTAATAGTTTGGCTCGAAGACAGGATTTTGAATTTTAGCGTTGTCGAAGTCGCAGTAGAATGGCTTTCCTCAATGTCGCAGGTGGCAGCACCAGGGAGGGAGAAAGAAAAATCCTTTGAGCCATCGGCACGGGTATAGACTACATGGAAGTCCTGACCTAAAAGCGTCTGCACCAGGGCTTCTGCTCTATCACGCTCCACTAACACAGGCACTTGCAGCTCATGTGTATAGACGTTTCCAGCGGCCTGACGGCCATTTTTTACCTTTAACGACGGCTCTTCTTTCAGCATTACGGCCACACTGTCAGACAGTGCAGCAGAGAAGGCCGCTGTACCGAAAGTGGAAGCCGTCATGTTCAGACTGGCCAACGAAACAGATGGCGGCAGTGTGATGTTACACTGACTTGCCAGATAGACATCGACGCGGACAATGGCATCGAGCATCAGTTCTTTGCATTCTTGATTATTCATATCTCTTTGGGTTTTATTGATTTATAGGGGCTGTCATATAATGACAGCACACTGGACTGGCGAAAGTGACGAAACAGACGCGGACACGCTGTGACCATAAAAAACGCGAAAATACATCATTATTTATCATATTTTAACAAGTGATTTCTACTTTTTATATACTTTCCCTTCATTGTTAATTATCATCGTTAATCATCATCATATTTGGGTAGTCCACCGTATATTTCGTGTTTGTCGATGCGCGTCACCAGCTCATCATTGATAATAGCCGGTGACTTTGCCATATATTCAGCCTCCTTTTTCCATCGTTGTATGAGTCGGCGCAGGGTACTACGCTCGTTCTTATCATGTGACACGGGAATATCGTATGCCATGAGGAAACGCTCCAGCACCTCAATGTTTGAACGGTGAATACCGTTAGACTGTGCAAAAACTTTGTTGCGGGTAGAGAAATCGAGGAAAGTACGAATGAATGTATTTCGCAACAGTTCACGAAGCTGCTGTGCGGCCCTGGTATCAAGGGTATGCGACTTATAGACACGCTGCACATGACCGTCAATGCAGATCTCTCGCGGAGTAGCAATACATAGGAACTCGTAGGCATCTGTCTTCGTTTTGTTGGTCAAAGCCTCCAGCGTACACACCTCGGCATAGGTCAGATACTCCGACGGGTCACGGACAATGATCGGTTTACCACCATTCGGCAGCCGGCCACGGAGCATATTCTGCCATGCTGACTGTGAGTAGCACGATGCACGGTGCTGTTGTTTTTCAGGTATGATACGCAGCCCATTGGTCAACACCACATACTCAGGAGTATATGGTGAAAACTCAATGGGTGTTGTCATTGGTAACGAGTTTCCATCACCAGTAGCCCGCATAAATGCGGCTACATAACGTGACGTGCGTAGATAGATGTTAGCCATAGTGCAAAGATACTACTCTTCAGCCTCGGTAGATAGACGAAGCTCTGGATGTTCGATATACTCATTACAAACAGATGCCGGCAGATAGGTATGCACGGTGAATGGCGTAGCAGCCACGATGACCAGCGTCTCACGCTTGTTATCGCCTACCTCTGTTTCAACATCCTTCTTAATCCATGCCGTAACAATGTTACGCACATCCTTGATGTCATGTGCCCATGCCACAAACTTACGTTTCTTGACCCAAGCATCCTTGTTGCTGGTATTCTCAATCCACTCTTCAGCACGGGCATAGGTGGCCAGCACCTTAAACGGCATCTTTACGGGTGCATCCTTATCCTTTGCCAATGCTTCCTGTTCTGCCTTGATGTCGGCAGCTGTGCGTCCGATAAAGGTAATATCATTAAGAATCTCCACATCAGTAATATGGAAGTTGCTGCAATGCTCACCAAACACTTCCTCGGTGGCTCCCTCGGTATAGTCTGCTGCAAGGTCCATAGCCTGACGGATGGACTCTGCACGACAAATGACCACCCCCGTTTTTGTGATACCCTTCATCGTCACCTTAACATGACCAAGACGGCAGAAAGTTCTTAGTTCCTCTGCACGACCAGGGGTATTGGTGACGCAGATCTCAGTGATACCATACTCTTCAATGTCCTTTGCCATCTTAGAGTCCACTTTCTTATCACGATCATAGAGCACTTCGTTACGCTCTATGCTCACTATTTCCTGGGTGTCCTGATCCACAAAGTCCTCATGCCATGTCTTCAGTACACACTCTGCCAGGAACATACCGATGCCCTCCTTTGGAGCCACCTTCTTTTTGATATAGTCTTTTCTCAACATAACAGTTATATTTATTACGATGCTTTGTTTCTCTCAGCAACTATTTTAGGTAACACTTCAGCTGCCTTTGCTTTCATTCTGTCAAAGAAAGCCTGGACCTGCGGGTTAATGTCTTCCGTTGTGAGCACCTGCATTCCAACAAACAACTGCATCAGCATTTCAGCCATCACCTCCACCGATAAATGCGGGTCAGCGTTGTTTTTCTGAAACAGCTGAGTGATTTGCAAGAGCAACATCCCCTTTGGATCAAGCGACGGTTTATTTTCCTTTGCCATGGCCATTCACAACAGGTTTGAATGAGAAAGCCGCCCAAAGTTCAATGAACTGGCGACCGGCATACTCTGCAAGTTCACGAGACTTGAAGGCCAGGCGAGCACCGATGCTCGTGTGCGAGAGCGA